CGGCGACGGGACGATAACACTTCTCGCTCCGGCATATGTAGAAGGCATTTATGATACTGTCTCTCATTTGTGGAGCAGCGGCGACAGTTATGTTTTGCGTCCGAAGATCACGGCAACGGCGGGCGAGGACTTCGCACCATATACCGCGAACAAGTACACGATTTCTTTTGAGGGAATCGGGAAAATCTACGTCGGCGTGATCGATTTTGTTTCAGGAGAGCTGACTGTTTCTTACGAAGCGGTCGATCTTGGTACTTTAGCGTGGACGCGCAGATCAACTTCTGCGAGATATACTGCAACTGCCCCGGCTGACTGTTATCAAGGGGAAGATATTGCGGGGCAAAGCACAAGCGACATATCTTGCCCCGGGTACACCGCCGTCTCTGCTTATGACGGCTATAACGGCGTGACTGATATGGGAATATCGATCTCGTATTGGAACGTCGCAAATCGCATACAGATCACAAATACGTCCGTCACAAGCGCCGAAGAATTAAAAACATCGCTTAACGGAGTATATATGATCTATAAGCTCGCCGCAAATAAGACGTATAACCTCGGCGGCGAACAGATCAAGGCGCTCGCGGGAGTAAATAACATTTGGAGCGACCTCGGCGATGTTTCCGTTACATACATTGCCGCGCAATAAAGCGACAGAGAAGCCGCTATACAAATATCGCAAAATACGACAGAGAAGTCGATAAAACGCAAAGAATGAGACAGAGAAGTCTATAAAACGCAGGAGAAGAAGATTATGGCAAAACTCAGCGAACTTATCGAAAACTTCGACGCTATGGACGACGCAGGGAAGCTCGCCGCGATGTCCTCTTACGAGATTCCCGATCAACCCGACCTCTCGGGCTATGTCAAAAAGGAACTGTTCGACAAGAACGCTTCCGAGATCGCCGCGCTTAAAAAGAAACTCGCGGAGAAAATGACCGAAGAGGAGTCGGCGAAAGCGGCAGAAGAAGCCGCAAGAGCGGAGGAAAAAGCTCGGTACGAAGAAGTCGTGAGAAAACTTGAAATCTCCGACAACGAAAAGAATCTGCTCGGGCAGGGGTACAGCGCGGATCACGCAAAAGCGCTCGCCGAAGCAATCGCGGACGGCAACAAAGAAAAGCAGTTTGAGATTATGGCGAAGCACGACGCGGAACGCGAAAAGGCTCTCCGAGAAGAAATCCTGCGAAAGAATCCGAAGCCCGAAGGCGGCAAGTCAGACGATAATGACCCCCTGATCGCAAAGGCGGTCGAACTTGGAAAAGCGACTGCCGAAACCCGTAAAAAAGCCGAGGACATACTCGGCAAATATACTAAACGATAAAGGAGAAAGAAATGAAGTTTTCAGACGTTTCTTCCGGCGCGGGCTACGAAATCCTTGCGTCGGAAAACTACAACGCTATTCCGATTGTGGTAGCAACTCCCGTGAGCGGAACAGTCGTCAAAGCCGGCACTCCGCTGACCCTCGCTGGTGCGGCGGCTCTCGACGGCTCGGGCGCGGCTGGCATTCTGCTCTATGACGTTGACACCGCCGTCAATCCGAACGCGGCTCTCGTCGTTGCGGGCATCGTCGATTGGGCGCTCTGCAAGGAGCTTTCTGGCGCGACCGCTTCCGCTTCTACTATGAAGTCTGCACTTCCGGCTATCGAGTTTAGAACGAACATCGAGGTCGTGTACCCGCCCGCGATCACCGACACTATCACGCTGGCGAACAGCTCTGGCACGGTCACGATCACCGCTTACGGCGGCACGGCAACGCTAAAGTGGTACGAGCAGGGGACTCTCCCCGAACTTTACGCGGACGCAAGTGCGTGGACGACTGCGGCTCTGAATACCACAATGAGCGGCGTTACCACGGGCGACACCGTATGCTTCGCGCAGGTCGATGCGAACGGCAAGGTGCTTGCGGCTTCGCTTATCCCCGTTCCGGCTGCGTCGTAATCAAATAAGGAGGACAGACAAGAATGAATATCGAAAATCTCTTCACCGCAAAACTGATCGCGGCTAACTACACCGAAGCCGCAGGAAACGCCGATCCGTATCTCGGCGAAGGACTGTTCCCCGCAGAGAAGAAGATGGGGCTTGATCTCTCTTGGATCAAAGCATACGGCGGTCTTCCCGTCTCGCTCGCTCCGTCCGCTTTCGACGCACAGGCGACCTTCCGTGACCGCATCGCGTTCGACGTCATCCGTTCCGAGATGCCGTTCTTCCGTGAGGGCGTTCTTCTCAAAGAGCGCGACCGTCAGGATATGCTCCGCGTACAGTCGCTCGACGACCCGTACGCAAACGACATCATCGCCCGCGTCTTCGACGATCAGAAGAATCTGATTGACGGCGCTCGCGTCGTTTCCGAGAGAATGAGAATGAGCCTTCTCTTCCCCGAGAACGGCAACCTCGGCATCAACATCAACGCAAACAGCGTTGACTACACCTACAACTACGATCAGAGCGGCGCGTGGAAGTCCCACAACTACTTCGCCCTTTCGGGAACTGATCTTTGGACTGCGCCGACGACCGCCGATCCGCTCTCCCAGCTTCAGGCGCTCAAGGCGGCTGTTCGCGCTATCACAGGCGAAGAGCCGAGATACGCGGCTATGAACGCTTACACGTTCGGTCTGCTCAAGAAAACGAACGCGATCCTTACTCGCGTCCGCAATATGAGCAACACCGCCGTTTCCTTCGTCTCCGACCGCGAAGTTCGCGACGTGATCTTCGACGCTCTCGAACTCGAAATCGTCGTTTATGACCGTATGTTCCGCGACGAGGCAAAGAACACCCGCAATTTCGTTCCGAACGGCTACGTCTCCGTCTTCCCGGAAGGACAGCTCGGGAAGACCGTTTTCGGCACGACCCCCGAGGAAGCAACTCTGCTCGGCAATGCCGCCGCAGACGTCGCTATCGTCGACACGGGTATCGCGATCACCATCGAGCACAAGCCGCACCCGGCACAGATGATCACCTACGCTTCCGAGATCGTCCTTCCCTCTTATGAGAGAATGGATAGCGTCGGAGTGATGAAGGTTATTGCCTGAACGATATGAAATTCCGTTTGAAGTGTAACGTGATTCGGGGCGAGGATATTTTCCGCGCCGGGCAGGAGATAGATATATCTCCCGCAGAAGCCGAGACGATGAAGAATGTCGGCGAAATCGTCGCAGAGGACGTCACGCTCTCCGTAATGGAGAGCGCGGCGTCGCCCGATGTTATCGAGCTTCCCGCTACGCCGGTCGACGAAGACACGGACACCGTGCCTCTCGCTCCCATACCGAAGACGGCGAAGAAACCCGAAAAGAGCAAAAGCGCGACGAAAAAAACTACAAAAAAGGCGAGGTAACTTATGACGGCGACAGAGAAAATTTTAGCTGTTCAAACGCTCTTCGACGAGCTTATTACAACTAAATACAACGGCTCTGTCGCCGTTGACTGTTCCAAAGCGAGCGTGTTGTCCCCGTCTTCAGCGCAGATGTCCGTAGCGGAAGCGCCGACAAATCCTTCGCAGCCGTTTGCAGTCGAGTTGCAGTTTATTCTAAACTCGCTTGTTACAGACGGGTATCGACCGAGCGACAGACCCCTTGTTGCTTTAATGTGTTCTTATAGTGCTGCGTCGAGTTTTGGATATGACTTCTCGCAAAAAGGAGCGTATTATGGCATCGGCGACGCGACACGAGGCAATCCGAACATACAAAGAAGCACGGCATATCCGTTTGACACGGGCAAAATCCATACGATCAAATTCAGCGTCGACGGAAGTAACTCTTTGTCCGTCTCGATAGACGGAACAAGCGTATTATCTGCCGACGGTACGCCGCCGCTTCTGATTTCTCCGAACACATATCGCCTTGTTTTCAAGGGCGTAAATGCGTCTGTTTTGTCGACAAAGATTTACTACAAAACGGGCGTTCTCGTATCGTCGCAAAAGGGTGTTTTCTCACTAAACGCGCCGTATTGGACGACGCAGGGAGAAGTGTTTACGCAAAGCACGGAAGAAATAGTCGTTAAGACGATGCAGCCCGCAAGCGCCGAACTTGTCGCGCTTTATCTTGATATGGCAGCACAAAAAATGCTTGCACGGCTTTATCCCTTCGACTCAAGCAAGACCGTTCTCGACATCCCGCCGAAGTTTGACCTCACGCAAGTCGAACTTGCCGTCCGTCTCTATGCAAGAGCAGGAGCGGAAGGCGAGATAGGGCATAACGAGAACGGCATAAACCGCACATATAAGACGGTCGACGACGAGGATATACTTTCCCGTCTCGTTCCGTTTTGCGGCGTTTGGTGAGACGTTATGAGGGCGCAGAAGCGGAACGCCGTGCCGGTATGGTACGCGCTTTACAATACGAGCTATAAGCAGACGAACGCCGAAGGAAAACGCACGGGAGAAAACGTGCAAGACTACGCCGATCCCGTTTGCGTCAAGATGAACGTATCGGCGGCAAAAGGCGCGGCTGACGTTGAAATGTTCGGTATCGACACGCCGTACACAAAGACACTTACGACTTGCGATATGTCCTGCCCTATCGCCGAGGACA